GTTTCGCCGACCAGAAACTGGTGCAGCAGGCGATCAATGGCGAGGCTTGCGAGCTTGCGTTTTCTTATACGCTGCCCACTGGCGAGAACCTGATCGTCACGGCGCACGCCGTCTATCTCCCACGCCCACGGATCGAAATCTCGGGTCCACAAGGTGTGCAAGCCACATTTGATTGGCAGGCGGCCAGCGACCCGCTGGTTGGCCGCATGTGTACCGTCACACTGGCCAACGACCGCGAGGATTACTGATGCTACGATTGAACCTGTCTACCGAGCCGCAATGGCTTGATCTTGGCCATGGCGTACGGCTGTTTGTCGAACCCCTCACCACTGCCATCATGCTGGCGGCGCGCAGCGATCCGGCGATTGTTGCCGCCGCAACCGATGCTGAAACCAGCGCCTCCAACGACGATCTTGCGCGTATCGTGGCCAAAGCTGTCGCGCGCATTGTTGTAAAAGACTGGGAAGGCGTCGGAGACGAGGACGGAAAACCTATGCCACTGACGCCTGAGGGGATCGACGCGCTCTTGGAACTCTGGCCAATCTTTGAGGCGTTTCAGACAAAATACATCGCGGGTGCGCTGATACTGGACGCGGAAAAAAACGCCTGACCGCTCTCGCCGACTGGGAGTTCGGTGGGGGCGGTGAGTATTGCGCGGCATGCCCTTCCTTATGTCCAGACTGCCCACGCAGCCTTCACAAACCGCTCACCCTCGAGGGCTGGCAGATCTGGGATCTTGTTCAGCGGCTTGGCGGGCAAGTTCGCGTTGCAGGCGGCATGAGCGGAGGCGCTGTCCTCGGTTGGGACATGAGCGCTTCCCTTCAGCTTGGGGCAGCCCTCGGGCTCTCACCCATGATCATAGCAGAGCTTTTGCCGCCTATTGAGGCGGTGATGATGCGCAAGTTGAGCGAGCAGTCGAGTTCAAGCGGCCTGGAGGGGTTTGATGCCTGAGACGTCGATGGTCTCGCGCGCACGCGCCAGATCCCAAGCGCGCTGGAGGTTCATCCAATACTCTGGCGTTGTCGAAAAAAAGCGTGCTAAACGCATCGCGGTGTCAACCGTGATGGTGGTCTGGCCTTTGACAAGACGCTCAATCCGGGTGCGCGGCACGCCAAGTTTTGCGGCAAGCGTGATTGCGCTCATATCGAGTGGGGACAGGTACAGCTCAGCCAGAACTTCGCCTGGGTGGGATGGATTGGTAATCAGACTCATGTCAGGCCCTCCTAGTGATAGTCCACGATCTCAACCTCTGCAGGTCCTTGATCGGTCCAGATAAAACAAATGCGCCATTGTCCGTTGATGCGCACCGAATGGTGTCCTAAGCGATCCCCGCTTAAGGCTTCAAGATGATTGCCTGGCGGAAACCTTAAATCTTCCAGCACGACCGCGGCATCGAGTGCCGAAAGCATTGCGCGCGTGCTTTTCACAATATCCGCTGGAAAGCCCTTGCCAAGGCGGTCCTGGACCGCTCCTGCGGCAAGCTTTCCACGCGTACTATTGATCATACGTCCATGTATCATGACGTGATACATAAATCAAGAGATCAAAATGGCTGAAAAACGAGTATCCGTCCGCCTGTCCGCGACTGGCGGGCGCCAAGTGCGAGCCGAGCTAGAGGGCGTCGGTGCGGCTGGGTCACGCGGCATGGGGCGATTGAGCCGGGAGCTGGATCAAGCCAATGCGCGCATGGCAGCTTTCGCGCGCCGTGCGCGCATCGCAGCCACCGCTGCTGCGGCGGCTTTGGCCGGTGCTGTTGTTGCAATGACGCGGTCGACGATCATGGCCGCCAATGAGATCAATCAGCTCTCCCAGGTTGCCAATGCGGCACCAGAGGTGTTCCAGCGGTGGTCCGCAGCCTCCGCCACGGTGGGGGTCGAGCAAGAGAAGCTCGCCGATATCCTGAAGGACGTGAATGACCGTGTGGGGGATTTCCTGCAGACGGGTGGTGGTCCGATGGCGGACTTCTTTGAAAACATCGCACCCCGTGTGGGCGTCACCGCCGATCAGTTTGCCCGGCTCTCAGGTCCTGAAGCCCTGCAACTATACGTGGAAAGCCTTAAGCGCGCGGGCGTCAGCCAACAGGAGATGACCTTTTATCTCGAGGCCATGGCCTCGGACGCCACGCAGCTGATCCCGCTTCTGCAAAACGGCGGGGCAGAGATGACCCGGCTTGGCGCGCAGGCGCAGGCGTTGGGTGCGGTACTTGATGCGGATGCTATTACAGCCATGCGACGATCCGAACTCGCGCTGGTCAGCATTGGGCAAGTCTTCGCTGAGGTGCGCAACCGGATTGCCGTGGCGCTCGCCCCGTCGCTGGAGGCGGTGGCCAATGCGTTTGTCGCCCTTGCGTCCAGCACCAGCCCGATTGCCCGAGCCTTTGATGCGGTGCTGGCCAATCTCGACCGGCTGGCGATCTATGCAGGGACTTTCGCCACCTTCCTCGCTGGTCGCTGGGTCGCGGCGATGGCGGCGGCCGCCCTGTCGGTGCGGGGTTTGGCTACAACGCTTGTGGTTCTGAAGGGCGCGTTGATCCGCACCGGCATTGGCGCGTTGATCGTGGGCGCAGGCGAACTGGTCTATTGGTTCACCCGGCTGGCCTCTGGCGCTGGCGGCTTCGGTGAGGCGATGGGCCTCTTGAACGATGTCGCCGTCGAGGTATGGGACCGGATCAAGATGGGCGCCGCGGCCGCAGGTGCGCGCGCCACGGCGATGTTCTTTAATCTGAAAGCTGATGCCGCCACCGGCATGGCGGGCGCGATCGAGAGCGTTGTTGCCTTTGGTAACGCCACCGCCAATACCTTCGAGGGCGCGCTTCTCGCCGTCCGAGAAATCTGGTCCCGCCTACCAGCCGTGATCGGAGATCTAGTTTACGCGGCAGCAAACCGCATGCTTGGCGGGATCGAGGCCATGCTGAATGGCGCAATCGCCCGGATTGATGCCTTTACGGGCAAGATCCGCGATGCGCTCGCGGCTGTAGGGATCGAGACCACCTTCGGCAAAATCGGTGACATCAGTCTTGGCGATATCGATAATCCTTTCGCGGGGGCGACAGCGGATGCTGGAAGCGCCGCTGCAGATGCCTTCCGGCGGGCTTTTGAAGATAACCCGCTAACAGCGCCCGATCTGGGACTTGATGGGATTGCCGCTGAGGCGCTGGCCACCTCGAACACCTACCGTCAGGCTGCGGTCGATCTCGCGAACGGCGCAACTGCTCCACTGACCTCCTGGCGCGCGCTTCGTGACGCTGTTGCGGGCACGGGTGAAGAAGGTGCAGCTGCGCTGGATGAGGCGGCTGGGTCAGCAGATCGTCTGTCAGATGCCATGGGCCGTGCTGGTAGTGCGGCTGGCAGCGCCGGGGATCGGATCGCCACGGGGTGGCGTGCGGTTTCCGAGTCTCTTCAGGCCTATGCCACGGATGCCCTGAACTGGGGCAAGGGTCTTGGTGAAACCTTAACCGGTGCCTTCAGCGGCGCGGAAAGCGCGTTCCGAAGTTTTGTTGAGACCGGCAAGTTCGACTTCAAGGGCCTCGTGCGCTCGATCATGGCAGACCTCGCGGTCCTGTCCTTCAAGCGCACTGTGCTGGGGCCCATCGCCTCGGCGCTCTCGGGCATCTTTGGCGGCGGGTCCGTCGCGGCGGCTGTCTCGCATGCGGGCGGCATCGTTGGGCTGTCGGGCCATACGCGGCAGGTACCAGCCATGTCGTTCGCAGCAGCGCCCCGGATGCACTCTGGCGGTTGGGCTGGTCTCCGCCCTGACGAGGTCCCAACAATCTTGCAACGGGGTGAACGGGTGCTGAACCGACGCGAGGCCGCAAGCTATGGCCACGGCGGCAGTGCTGGTGCGGGAGTAACTGTCAATATCGATGCGCGCGGGGCGCAGATGGGCGTGGCCGAGCAGATTGATGCACGGCTTCGTGCAGCCATGCCTGAGATCGCCCGCATCGCCAAGGAAAGCGTGGCTGATGGCCGGCGACGGGGTCAGGTGTTCTGAGATGAGCATTCCTGTCTTGTCGCTGACGCTCGTGTCCTCACTCGAGCGGCGGCTGGTTACGTCGGTCGCAGAGGCACGCTCGCCATTCACCGGCACGTCCCAGATCCAAGACTGGGGCGCGTCCTGGTGGGAATACCAGATCGAGATGGCAGTGACCCAGGGGGCAAAGGCCCGGCGGCTCTCTGCGTTCTTCACCGCCCTTGGTGGATTGCGGGGTCGGTTCCTCTTTCCTGATCCCTCAATCGAGGTGCCGATGGCGGCGGGCAATCCCTACGTGACCGAGGCGCAAGTTGCGGGAGCCTCCACCTTGCGCTCGGCAGGTTGGGGGCTTGGTCTGCGCGCTGGTGACTTCTTCCAGCTGGGCAGTGATGCCACCACGCGACTCTATCAGCTGACGGCGGATGTGACGCCTTTGGGCAGTGAGGCCACACTCGCATTCGTGCCATCGCTTCGGTCTTCCATACCGGTCGGAACACTGCTCGGCCTTAATGCTCCATCGGTCCTGTTACGCCTGACGGCCCCGGTCCCCTCAGTTATCGGCCGGGCGGATCAGCACCGATTTACGATCTCAGCGCGGGAGGCGCTCTGATGAGCCGTGATGTCACCGTCGCCTTCGCAACCGCATTGGCCGATCAAAGCCTGCGGCCTGTCATCTTCTTTGAGGGTCAGTTCGCCACGGGCTGGGTGCGTATCTGGTCGGGGCTGGGAGAGGTGAGTTGGAACGGCCAAAGCTGGGCTGGGGCTGGATCGCTCTTAGGCCTCGGCTCGCTTGATGAAACCGGAGAGGTTGTGGCCGGCGGCACGGCCGTGTCGCTGTCCGGCGTGCCGCTCGATCTCGTTCAAATGGCAATCGAGGAGGCACGTCAGGGCCTGCCGGGCCGCATTTGGTTGGGGCTTCTGGCCGAGAATGGCAGCATCATTGCTGATCCGGTTCAGGCCTTCTCGGGCCGGCTTGATGTGCCAGAAATCAAGGATGATGCGGACACCTGTACGATCACCATCAGCTATGAGAGCCGTCTCATTGATCTGACCGTGGCGCGGACCTGGCGCTACACCCATGAAAGCCAGCAGGTCTTGTTCCAGGGCGATCTTGGATTTGAGTACGTCACAGCGATCCAGGATCGCGAAATTACCTGGGGGCGCGGATGATACTCCCCCGCGTTGACCACTGGGAACGCCTTCTCGCCGCAGCCATCGATACGGCACGGGCTAAGCCTTTCGTTTGGGGCGTCCATGACTGCCCAACCTTTGCTTTCGAGACGCGGATGATCCTGACCGGTGGTGAGGATGTCGCTGCTCTTTGGCGGGGTCGCTACACCACCGCGCTCGGCGGGCAGCGCGTGATGCGCCGTCTGGGCTGGGCCTCGCTTGTGGAGATGGGCATGGCGCTCCTTGGAGACCCGCGCTCAACCGTACTTCTGGCGCAGCGCGGTGATCTTGTTCTCGCCGACAGCGGTCTTGGCTTCGGTATCTGCACTGGGGCCTCAGCGGTTGGGATGGCCCCTGAAGGCCTCGTGACTGTGCCGTTGACGTCCTGTCGCCTTTCCTGGCCCATCTGACCTCGGAACCAAGCCATGCCCTTCATCGTGACAGCCGTCACCGCAGTTGCGGGTGCGATCAGTGCGACCTTGGCTGCCGGCGGCATAGGCGCGGCGCTTTTAAGGATTGGCGGCACGCTTTTGCTGTCCACCGCAGCACAGGCCTTGATGCCAAAGCCACAGACCAGGATGCAGCCGCGGACGGTGACGATCCGCGAGCCCGTGGTGCCCCGCGATCTCGTCTATGGGCGCACGCGCAAGGGTGGCGTCATCGTCTTCCTGCATTCCTCAGGATCGGAGAATAAGTTTCTTGATCTTGTGATTGTGCTGGCCACGCACCGGGTCAAATCCATCGGGGCTATCTATTTTGAGGGGGAAATGGCCCTTGATGCGGACGGCACCGCCCAAGGCCGATGGGCCGGAAAGGTCCTCGTCGAGAAGAAACTTGGCGACGCCAACCAAACCGCTTTCGCGGGCCTGAAATCAGCGCTGCCGGACAAATGGAACGAGAACCATCGGCTGCGGGGCTGTGCCGCGATCCGGCTGCGGCTGACCTATGACCAAGATGCCTTCCCAGGCGGGATCCCGAACATCACGGTGGATCTGGAGGGCAAGGACGACATCTGGGACCCTCGGACCCAAACCGCAGGCTATTCGGAAAACCCCGCCCTTTGCCTTGCAGATTACATGGCCAATCCGACCTGGGGCATCGGCGCACGGATTGGCGAGCCCGACGGGATTGACGAGATGTCGCTCGTGGAAGCCGCCAACATCTGCGACGAGGCCGTTCCGCTTGCCGGTGGAGGCTCTGAGCCGCGTTACGCCTGCAACGGGGTGATTACGCTCTCCGAGGTTCCGAAAACGATCATCGAGGGGATGCTCTCGTCCTTCGCAGGTCGCTGTGCCTTCTCCGCTGGATCCTGGCGCATCCATGCCGGGGCCTGGCGGGCCCCTGATGTCGCGCTCACCTCCGACCATGTCCGGATGGGCGGGCTGACTTTGGCCACGCGCGTGACCATGTCATCGAACTTCAACGGGGTCCGCGGGCAGTTCGTCAGTCCTGAGAACGACTGGCAGCCGGATGACTTCCCGGCCTATGCGAGCGCTGTTTACGTGGGTGAGGATGGTGGTGAACAAAAGTGGCGCGACATCTCGCTGCCCTTCACGATCTCCGCGTCTATGGCTCAACGGCTTGCGAAGATCGAGCTTGAGCGCGCGCGTCGACAAATGACGGTGCGGTTGTCAGGGAAACTGTCGGCCTGGGCAGCCACGGTGGGCGATGTGGTAACGCTCTCCTATGCCCGCTGGGGCTTTGCTGCGAAACCTTTTGAGGTGCACGGAGTGAGCCTTGACCTGACGGCTTCTGGGGACGGTGCGCTCCTCTTGCCAGAGCTCGTTCTGCGTGAGACCTCGCCTCTGGTCTTTGACTGGTCAGCAAGTGAGGAGCAAATCTATGCAGCCGCCCCACGAACGGCGTTGCCGAATGCCTATAACATCCCGGCACCTGGCGCACCGCAGGTAACTGAAGACCTCTATGTCACGCGGGATGGCGGCGGGCTGAAGGTTCTGGCCAAGATTAGCTGGGAAGCGGCACCTTCAGGATTTGTTGCGGCCTATCAGCTGCAAGGCAGACTTGCTGGCGCGGTCGACTGGATCGACTATGGCCGCACCGACGGCACTACGCTTGAGATCCGTGACATTGCTCCTGGCAACTGGTCGTTTCGCGTCAAAGCGATCTCGGTCTTGGGCGTCTCCTCGCCCTGGCAGGAGACAGCGGTCGAAATCCTCGGGCTCACCGCCCCTCCGGCGGGGCTTGAGAATGTGACGCTGCAAACGGCCGGTGGCCTCGCCATCCTGAAATGGTCCCGCTCGGTCGATCCAGATGTGCGCGTGGGCGGCAACATCGTGATCCGGCACTCCAAGGAGGCAACCGCCACTTGGGCCGACAGCTATTCGATGGATCGGGTCTCGGGTGGGGAGGCCATCGCCGTCGTGCCGCTCAAACCTGGCACCTATCTGGTGCGCGCCGAGGACAGCGGCGGCCGCGCCGGGCCTGAAACCCGCGTTACGACCAAGGGCGCGCAAGTACTGGCCTTCTCAACACTGGACTTTCTGCAAGCCGATCCTGGCTTTGTTGGCACAAAAAACGGTCTTCAAGTGACAGGGTCAAACCTGACGCTTGGCACAGCAACCGCAAATGGTGTGACGCAAGTGACAGCGATGGAGGGGCAATACGCCTTCGCCGCCGGGCTTGATCTTGGCGCTGTAACACGCGTGCGGCTTCGCTCCGAGATCGGCGTTGCAGCACTGGCACTCAACGATCGGATCGATGCGCGCACGGCGCTCATGGACACTTGGGCCGATTTTGATGGGTCCGCTGGCGCAGAAATCGACGTGCTCTTTGAGATCCGGGAAACCGACGATGATCCGGCTGGCGCCCCCAGTTGGGGTCCCTGGGGCCGGCTCGACAACCACGAAATCGAAGCCCGCGCGGTGGAAGCGCGGGCGCATCTTATGACGAAGGACGCGTCCTACACGCCGATCGTCAGCCAATTGCGGCTTTATGCCGATGAGGTCGCCTGAAGACGCGTTCCATGACTGAGGCGCGTACCTTCGTTGCCTCACGGCTCTGCGTTGAGCGCAAATGGCTACATATCTAATTGATTGAAAACGGATAGCGCAGAAATGTCCCAGACAGCGAGTTTTACAATTGCGAACGACGCAGGCGCCGCGGTGCGGGCGCGGATCAATGAGGTGATCGCGGCCCTACAATCGACGAATGCTGGGGCGTCGGCGCCATCCGCGACAGTGGCGGGCATGCTCTGGGTTGATACCTCGGTCTCGCCACCAGTTCTTCGCCGGAGGAACGCCACGAACACCGGCTGGGACGCGCTTCTTGATGCAGCTGGCAATTTAGCCGGGCTAGCAAACAACGCCGTCGCTCGAACGAACCTTGGCCTCGGGACAATGGCCACGAAATCCGCCGCCGATTATGACGCAGCAATCGCGGCCAAGGCGGCACTGTCTGGGGCGAGCTTTACTGGCGTGGTGACCGCCCCAAACTTCGTCTCCTCGTCTGATGCCCGGCTGAAGTCGGAGGTCGAGACCATTGCGGATGCACTGGCTCTCGTCTCGGCCCTGCGCGGCGTGCGCTTTACGATGGATGGCAACAGACAGATTGGGCTGGTTGCCCAGGAGGTTGAGGCGGTGCTCCCCGAGGTGGTGCGGGCGGATGTGGACACCGGTCAGCTCTCGGTGGCCTACGGCAATATCATCGGTCTGTTGATTGAGGCCGTCAAAGAACTGACCGCCCGTGTTGCGGCATTAGAGGAGGCGCGCTCATGAATGACGGTGGGTTTATTGAGATGATCAACTCGGTTTTTGGAGGCGCTGTGACCACACTAATCGGCGCCTTTACGGGGCGACTGATGTGGCATTCGGGTGAGGTCAAGCTCGGCAACCGTCGCTTCTTTGGCAAAGAACTCCTTTGGGAAATCCCCGTGGCCGTCGGCATGGCGCTGATTGGAGAGGCTGCGGCGCGCTACATTGGGCTCTCGCAGCCCGTCTCCACCGGGTTTGTGGCCACGCTTGCCTATTTGGGTCCGCGCGGAGCTGAAGCGCTACTCGCAACCTGGCTTGGTCGCAAAAAGTAGCGGTGCAGACTGTATGCACGCACTTGAAGCGGCCAATTATGCCGCCCATTTAGGGCTCAAGAAATGACTAACAGAGGGTGAAACTATGACTGAGATCGCAGCTATCTTAGCGCAAATCCAGAAATCGAAAGATCCCGTAGAAGCAGTCAAGCGGTTAGTTCTCGCACACGGCGGGCAGTGGTGTGACCCAGAGAATGCCAAAGGCCTCTTTGAAATCCAACTCATGGGTCTGGCGGGTATAGGCCCGTCTGTTGCCGCCGCCGTGGATGATTGGCTGATGCAGGCCAAAGACGCGGTCTTTGAAGCCGCCGGCACAGGGTAAGAACGCCCGCCTGAAGCCCAAAAATCTAACACTATGATCGCAGCCGCCCCTTGGGGCGGCTGTTTGCATTTGTAAAGGAGCGCCATATGACACCGTTCGACATTGCCCGCAGCTACATCGGTTTGAGCGAGGGCCCGGGCCCTGCCGACAATCCGGCCATTCTGGAGATGTACACCTCGGTCGGCCACGACTGGGTCGAGCATGATAGCGTCGCTTGGTGCGCGGCATTCGTCGGGCACTGCCTTGAGCAGGCTGGCATTCGCTCTACACGCAAGCTGACCGCCCGGTCTTATCTCAACTGGGGCATCACCATCGAGATCGCGGATGCCCAGCAAGGCGACATCGGTGTGATCCCGCGCGGTAGGTCCAGCTGGCAGGGGCATGTCTTCTTCATCGATCGGATTGAGGGTGCTTGGGTCTGGGGGCTTGGCGGTAATCAGAGTGATGCCGTGAACATCAAACGTTATCCCGTCTCAAAGCTGCTCGGAGTGAGGCGTGCGGGCAATGTTGCACCGAGCGTGACGCTGCCCGTTGAGGCGGTCCAGCGGCGGCTGAAGGATCTCGGCTATCACGAGGTCGGCAACATCGACGGGATTGCTGGGCCTCGAACCAGCGCTGCGATTTTGGCCTTCCGCAATGACAACAGCCTGCCGCTTGTCCCCATCATCGATGTGGCTCTCACCGAAGAACTTGAGGCTGCCGCGCCGCGTGCAATCGTCCCTGAGCGCGCATCCGGTGTACCAATAGACAGTCGCATCGTGACGGCATCCAATGCACAGATTGGCCTCGGGGTTCTTGGGACGGCGGGTTCTGTTGGGGCTCAGATCGCACCGGCTCTCGTTGAAGCGGAGCGCGCGAAAGACACCGCGTCTCGGATCTTCGCACTGACTGGTCTCGAGGCCTGGCTCACGATCGCTCTGCCCTGGATTGGCGCGGCCGTGTTTGCCGGCGTCGTCATCTATGCCCTGCGCGCTAAAGCTGCTCGGATCGAAGACCACCGCACCGGAAAAACACCATGATCCATGTCTTAGGCACATTGCTTGGTGGCCTGAGCCGTCGGGCTGCCTTTTACGGCGCCATTGTCTTTGCCCTCTTTGCTGCCCTCTGGATTGCCTTCCGCCAGGGCCGCCACGCCGCAGAGGCAGACCTCGCCATTCGCCGCGCCGATGCGCGCATCCGGGCACTGCAAACATCACAGGAGATCCGCCATGAGGTACACAACGCTGACCGCGCTGATCTTGAGCGCCGGGTTGACCGCTGGATGCGCGATTGATCCGCGGGGGCTGCGCGCAGATTGCGATTGGGCCGCGCCCATCCAGCCCTCGCGCGAAGATGTGCTCACGGACCCTACACTGGCCCAAATCCTGGCCCATAATGAGCTGGGTGCAGATCTCTGCGGGTGGGCGCCATGAGCGTTGCGATCGTGGAAGGTCCCGCCATTCTCATTGGCTATGCCTACCGTTTGGATGTGGAAAGCGAGGCGTTGTTGTTTCCAGCGTTGGCCGAGATGGTCGCGCAGGTCCGCCTCAAACCGTCGGCCACTGATATCCTGGCCACCCTCACAACCGCAGAGGGCACGCTAGTCCGCCAAAGCGATTGCCTGATGTCTTTGACTATCCCGGCACAAGACACGAGCCACTTTGAGCCAGGTTCTGTTGTGCTGGACATGGTCCGCGTCGATGTCCGTCCCGCTCTGCCTTTAGGCTTTCTTTTGGAGATCCCCGTGATGCTGCCCGTAACCAGAGGCCTACCATGAGTGCTTGTCCTACACAGAGCGCGCGCGCGCCATTCCCCAGCTTGGGGCCCAGTGGGTCTTCCGGCGCCGCGCCCATCAAAATCCGCATTGCCACGGGGGCCATACGCATCCGGCTTTTGGGCACCCCAGGTCCGGACGGCCAAACCGGTCCTCAAGGCGACAAGGGCGATCAAGGCGATCCTGGCATCACCATTCTTCCCACAGACACACCTATCAACGGAGGCTTCTTCTGATGGCCAATACCATTCAACTCAAGCGCCGCGTCTCGGGCGTCGCCGGCGCGCCGGCCGCCCTAAAATCGGGCGAGCTTGCTCATAACGAGGTTGATGACACGCTCTATGTCGGCAAAGGCGATGATGGTGCAGGCAATGCCACGTCGATTGTGCCCATGGCAGGCTCTGGTGGGTTTGTCACCCGTGTGGGCAGTCAGAGCATCGCTGGGACCAAGACTTTCTCACTGGTCCCAAAGTCGAGCCAAGACGCAAGCGACGGGACGGACCTTGTGCGCAAGTCCCAGCTCGATGCTTTACTCGCAGGCAAAGCGCCTTTGGCTTCGCCTGGGTTTAGCGGTTCTCCGACAGCGCCAACCCCAGTGGCCGGCACCAACTCCACGCAGATCGCAACCACCGCCTTCGTCAATGACGCAATTGTGGGCTTTGGGGCCGGCGATATGGCCCGTTCCACCTATGATAGTGACAGTGATGGTAAGGTGGATGCCGCAGAAGTGGCCGATGCTGTGCCTTGGTCAGGCATCACCGGTAAGCCTACGAGCTTTACGCCCTCCAGCCATAGCCATTCGATTGCGCAGGTCACCGGGCTGCAAAGCGCACTTAATGGGAAGTCATCACTGACCTCGCCAGCCTTTGGCGGCACCCCAACGGCGCCTACGGCCTCTACCGGGACGAATACGACGCAAATTGCGACCACGGGATTTGTCGCCGCAGCGATTGCTGCGCTGATTGATGCTGCCCCCGGTGCGATGAACACGCTCAATGAATTGGCGGCAGCCCTGGGCGATGATCCAAACTTTGCGAGCTCAGTGACCAATGCTCTGGCGGGCAAACTGGCGGCGGGCTCAAACCTGTCTGATCTACCCAATAAGGGGACAGCCCGGTCAAACCTTGGGCTTGGGTCAATGGCCACGCAAGCCTCCAGCAATGTCGCAATCACCGGTGGATCGATCACCGGGATTGCTCTGGATGGGGGGACCTTCTGATCATGGCGAATACCGTATTGGTCAAACGCACGACGGTCGCGGGCCGGGTGCCGAGCACGGCGCAGCTGGCCCCAGGTGAGTTGGCAATGAATGTCACCGACGGAAAGCTGTTCTTGAAACGCGTTTCTGGGTCGGAAAGCGTGGTGGAGCTGGGACAGACTGGGCCACAAGGACCAGCGGGGCCGACGGGTGCGCGTGGGCCAACAGGGCCCAAAGGAAATACGGGGGCGACAGGAGCTACTGGACTACAGGGTGAGATCGGGCCTAGCGGACCACAGGGCCCCGCAGGTCCAACAGGTCCAACAGGTCCAACAGGTCCGAAGGGCAACACCGGGAGCACCGGGCCACAAGGTGCTACGGGCGCCACTGGTCCAACGCCTGCGCATCAGTGGTCTGGGACAAGTCTGCGGTTCTACACCGGAACGGCCTGGGGGTCGTATGTGAACCTCAAAGGGGCCACAGGAGCTACCGGTCCCAAGGGTAACACTGGTAATACCGGTGCCACGGGTCCAGCGGGTCCCCAAGGCGCCACAGGCCCCGCAGGACCAACAGGCCCACGAGGGCTTGCGGGGGCAACTGGTGCCACCGGCCCGGCTGGGCCTCAAGGACCCGCCGGGGCTAACGGATCACCCGACACCGCCGCGCAAGTGCGCGACAAACTCAAAACCGTGGATGGGTCTGGTTCGGGCATTGATGCCGACAAGCTGGATGGCCTGCACGCGAGTTCGTTTGCTCGGCTTTCAGGCGCCACTTTCTCGGGCACTGTCACAGCACCGAACTTTGTGTCGTCTTCTGACGCGCGGCTGAAAACAAAGGTCACATCAATCTCTGGCGCTCTTCAAAAGGTGCAAGCTCTAAGAGGCGTTACCTATGACATGATCGAGGGCGGAAGCCGAGAAATGGGTTTGATCGCCCAAGATGTGCAGGCTGTCGCCCCCGAGGCCGTCGTCGAGGCAGAAGGCCTGTTGCGCCTGGCTTACGGCAACCTCGTCGGGCTTCTCGTCGAAGCAATCAAAGACCTCTCGGAGGAGGTCGAGCAGCTCAAAAGGACCGCGAAATGATCGAGACAGGTTTGCATGTCATCTATAACACAGGCTCGCGCCTGCATTACGCCGTCGATGTCCAAGACAGCTATGCGGGTATCGCCGTCTTCGATCCCTGCGAGAATGGCGAAGGACAGCGCGTTGGTATCGAGCCACTGCCATGGGCAGAGCTGAAAACCGAACTTGAGATACCCTATGATCGCTCAAATGCAGCAGGCTTTGTCGATATGCGCGGGAACGGCGTATTTATTCCAGACCTTCCGGGCCTGAACTATGGCGCGATCTATAAAGGCCGATCCTACGTGTTCCTGGATGGAATGATCGGCCATGATGAAATTACCCACTATGCGCTCATCGACATCATGACCAACGAGGCGGGGTTTCCACTTCCTTGGCGGAACCGCTTTGCACAATCGGCGCGCGAAAAAGTGGACTTTTCCTTTCGGCATAGGGCCCGAACACAGTGCTCCAACGCTTTGGTGGTCTTCATGCCCATCGCCGGTACCCTGTCGAACGCACGTGTGGAAGTACTGTGTGAGCAGGAACCAATCCTGCTGAACGGAACGCGTGTAGCGGGGCGGATTGATGATGCGACGATCCCAAACGACGGACAGTGGTTTAAACAGTTCTACTTCCACGCAGATGCATCAGGTGGGGCGCCTCTTTCAGTGCCTGCTGGCGGCCGGGTTGATGTGCCGATTGCGCTATTCTGGAATGGGGATAGCGCGCCCTGCGCCTATGAACTGGCGCTGAAGCTAGAGAGCGACGCAGGCTATTTGCCCAAACGACGATTGGTAACGGATGAGCAGGGTGTGAGCAGTTTTGCGATTGAAGCGCTTGGCCTCAGCCCCGGCGATCAGATCGCCGTGAAGGTGAACACCGAACATTACACAGCCATCGGCAAGATCCTCCTGGAGGTCGTTTGATGGAGATCGAAACTACCACTGAGATGCAGATGATCTACCCGGCCTTCGTGATGCACAAGCATTGGGAAATGCCCGAGGGGTTCAATGACCGGCTTTACGCATTGGCGGCCGAGGACGCGGTGGCCAACCGCATCAATGACGCGGACGACGGCCGCAATGTGGGCGATCAAACCAATCACCTCGGTCATTTGCGCCACAACTTCCTGATGGACCGGCAGGACCCTGCACTTGCAGCCCTCGCTGAAATGGTTGCGGCTGCGGTGAGAGAGTACCTGCAACTGGCCTATGGGTACGAACACACCGGGGATATCTCGATGATGTCGGACACGTTTTGGCAGCGCCGGGCTGAGAAGGAAAACGTCGGGATTAACACCCACACCCATATGCAGACCGATATCGTGTGCACTTATTATCCACGAGTGGTCTTGGATGCGGATTGCCCGGAGACCTCGCTCCATCGGGGCTCGGTACGCTTCTACGATCCGGCAAACGTCGGCAAGCGGCTGTGGCCCTGCAACAACCCCGACGCCTATGTCGGCGGCTGGTATGCGGTGGAGCCCAAGACGGGCTCCATGATTGTCTTCGAGGGCCATGTGCCCCATGACAGCACGTATTTTGAGGGCGAGGAGCGGATGTGCATTCCGGTCCTTTGCTCCCTCGATCTTCCTAATTCTCACTGCAAGGCGGGGCTCACCGAGATCCTGGCCCATCAGGCACAAGGAGGCCCTCATGGCCTATAAGGTTGGAACGACCATCGTGATCGATGACAGCGGTCGAGTGGATTGGTCGCGCATCAAAAACAAACCCGCCATTGGGACAGGCGATATTACCTCTGTGACGGTAAGCAACGGCAGCCCAACATCTGGAGGGTCAGTTTGGCCGAGAGTCATTTACCAGCACGGTGGAAATTGTAACTGCGTGGCGAATTGTACGGTTCATAGCCTCTCAGGCGGAGGCTCCTCTGGGGCGGTGACCGTTACAGCCAATCGCTATAGTTTTAATTGTAACTGCAATTGCCGGTGCTGAGGATGGAGGTGTGCAAGACCAGCTGTGAGCTATGGCCCACCCATATCAGCTTTTTTGAAACGCCCGGGGATTGGGAGGTGAACCGCCAACTGGCGGAGGAAGCGATAGCAGCCGTTGGAGAGATGGACACCAAAGACGCGCGCAGCGCGTCCAAGCGGCGGGTCCGCGGGATTTTGGATTGGAGCGCGGCAGGCCAGGCGCTCAAGGCGCACCTTTTTGATTGTGCTCGATCCTTCCTTGGTGAATGGGCTTCTTATCTAGACCCCGACCACTGCGAAAACCGCGCCCTCGTCATCGAGCCTGGTGGCTTCATCTCGACCCACAAGGACAGCCGCGAGGGGGATCTCACCTGCGTCCACTTCCTGACGGGAAGTGGTGCGGGGCAACTGGTGAACTCAGTTGGCAATCCCCGCTTCGTGATCGAGGACCCATCGCGTTACTTCGACGAAGGACGGCTGCCCTTCGAGGCGCGGCATGGCTTCTCGGTTAATCCGCGACCAGGGCTCTCGGTCTTCTTCCCGTCGCATATCCCTCACAACCAGCACCCCTATCAGGGGAGCACGCCCCACGTGCAGGTCGTCGCGAACTTCCGCGTCAACCTGCCCGACGCGCTTGAAGAAAGGCTCTTTGACTGATGTGGTTTGAATTGACCCTAGAGGCCCGTGACGGTGCCCAGCAAACTCTGCGCTACAACACCCACACTTCAGAATGCGAAGGGCTGCCCCTGCCTGTCGATCCCGGAGAGTTCGCGTCTGTCCCGCGTGTGGCAAAAGACCAGCCCCTGGGCAAATCCCGCGCACCGCGTGTTTTGAAAATCCAGCTCGGGCTCTCGTGCAACTATAGCTGCAGCTATTGCAGTCAGGCCTTCCAGATTGAGGATGCGACGGTCTCAAAGCTTGCCGATGTGGAACACTTCTTAACCCAGCTTGACGGCTGGATCACGCAAGCCCCAGAGCAAATTGAAATCTGGGGCGGCGAGCCGTTTCTGTATTGGGCCAAGATTAAACGCTTAGTGCCGGCTCTGGCCGCGCGCTTTCCCGGTGCCTGCTTCTCGATCATTACCAATGGTTCTCTTCTCAACCGCGAAAAGCTGGACTTCATTGCCGCGCATGACATCGCAATAACAATCTCCCATGACGGGCCCGGTCAGCATCTGCGCGGGCCCGATCCGTTCGATGATCCCGAAACGCGCGCTTGGATTGAAGCCCTGTTGGCCGAGCGCGCAGACCAGGTAGGCTTTAACGCGGTGCTGACACGGGAGCATCATGATCTACAGGCGCTGAAGGCCTGGTTTGCGGATCGGGTGGGATCGGGTATCCACGTCGGCCTCGAGGGCGTTGTGAACGTCTATGATGCTGCGACCGCGATTGGCACAGGGCGGTTTGAAACAACTGAGCTAAACAGACTTACCCGGTCAATCTTTGAAGCCCTGGTTGAGGACCCGAATGCTTTTGGCTTGGGCGAGCGGATCGACGAATTTTACGCCTCGATCCAGCGGCAAAGACCCATTGAGGCGCTAGGCCAAAAGTGCGGTATGGATCGAGAAGACACGATCGCCGTTGATCTGCGCGGCAACGTCATGACCTGCCAGAACACAGGGGCGAAGGGTGAGCACAAGATCGGCCATGTTGATGACATTGATGCGATCGCACTCACTACCGCGACGCATTTTGCCTTCCGAGACGAGTGCATGTCGTGCCCCGTCGTCCAACTCTGCAAAGGATCCTGCATGTTCCTCGAGGGCGACTTCTTCAAGCAAAGCTGCGCCAACGAGTTTGCGTTTAATATGGGGATCATGATGGCGGCAGTGTCGCATTTGACCGGGATGGTGGTGGTTGGGGTAGAGCAACTAGATTGATGCCACTTGGCGGAGCCCTGGATGACGATCCTACTATGAACCACGCAGCCCCCGCACAAAGCCAACAAGGATGTCCCAGAGCAATAGTAAGGGCAAAGTTGCAAGCCACAGCACAAACACAAAAGCTCGTGATATCGCGGCCATCAAAAAAACAGCAACCATAATCAGCATGTAAATTACCTGTAGCTGCGCCGCTTTTTTACCGCGAAGTTGAACACCCGCAAACTTAAAAGACGAGTATTGCGGCTTCAGAAAGTTAAAAGTGCCGGCCTTGTTCTTTAAAGATGCGCTTACTCCTGTCTTCGACAGATTGAAGCCTAGCGGACCCGCCCGCCATCGGCCGATTAACTGAAGCCGCCCGTTTTGAAGGGCGACGCGCGTGCCATTTGCAATCCGTGTAGACGCCCGCAGGCCCTTCGACGAGTTGGCCGTCAAGTTGAGCGGGCCGACCTCTTTCTCCACACGCACTGCAACGCCACCTGTCCGAGACGCGCGCGTGTATTTGCCGCGATGTTCGATCCGAACCTGTTTTCCGTCTTCGTCTTTCTTGCCCAAGCCAAACATTATTCAGAGATTTCTCCTTCGAAACCGAGTGCTTACAATGACCCTTTGGGAAGCGCCTTTTCAATGTAGCTTTGCAGCTCCCTACCAGTCTTAGCAAAGCCGAGAGTGCGTGCTATCGAAACAACGAGATCTTCGCGGGACATTTCCCCACTTTCGGCAATCACCTGAGCAGCCGCAGCACGTATCTCAAGTGGAGGGATAAGATCAGCTTTCGTCGGTGCACCTTCTCCTGATCGATCTCTTACCGGGCAATCGTCACGCTGGGCATCCGTCATAGCAAAGTCTCCATCCATTATGAGACCTGTAGTTTTTGCTGCTCGGTTGAGAGCCTGATTTGATGCATCCTGTATGCGCCCTCCTGTTCTCGATTTCCCAAAAGCTGAAGCGACCCGGCGCGCGATCAATGCCCTGTGGATAGGCCCCTCATCATTGACAATCTTATTCACCAGATCGACCAACACATTGATTGGTGCATCGTGAGGTTCCACGTCCATATTCACATTTGCATTCGACAGTTCATAAGCTGGAGCAAAATGCTCCGGTGGTGGCGGTAATATTGCTGTGGGTGAGTTATCCGTCACAGCTTCCTCAACAGGAGCCGCTAGCCCTCCAGCGTTAGCACCAGATGATTCTGGCCCCGAAGCATTTGCCGCAGTTTCAAGCGCCGCTTTAAGGCGGTCAATTTCTGCCCCCCGACGGTGGAACCAATCCGTGCTCCAGATCCGATGAAAACGCCAACCAAGACCCTCCAAGACATCCTGGCGAAGGCGATCCCGTTCACGGGCCCAGAGTGCAGAGTGATAGGTAGCACCATCGCATTCAACGGCGAGAATATAGCGGCCAGGTTGGTCAGGGTGCCGCACTCCTAAATCGATCCGAAATCCGGCAGCTCCGACCTGGTAATCGCAAGGATAGCCAAGACCCTTAATTACGTTAGCCACATCGGACTCGAGCGGGCTGTCAGGTAACTCACCTGTCGCCTGTGGCTGGGCTATCTGCCCGCTACGCGCAAATTCGAGGAACCGCTTGAGGACTCTTGGCCCATCACGACTGGTTCGACTGGTATCGATGTCGTTGGGATCAAAAGAGCAGAAGACGATACAGCGCGCCCGGGCGCGCGAGAAGAGAACATTCAAGCGCCGCTCACCGCCCTCACCATTCACGGGCCCGAACGACATCGACGTAAGGCGCCCGTCTGGCTCGGCCGGACCATACCCCACCGAAATCAGGATCACATCGCGTTCATCGCCCTGCACGTTTTCGATGTTCTTGACGAACACGTCCTCGGCACGTCCCTCACGTAGGAAGTCGTCTAGGATCTCGTCTTGGCGCCGGGCGACTTCGAACACCTCAGTTAACATGTCAGATTGTGCCTTAGAGAAGGCGACCACACCCAGGGAAAGGTCTGGACGGTTGCGCGCATGTTCAGCGACCGCCTTTGCCACGGCCTCTGCCTCAATCCGATTAGTGCCTGGCCGACCTGATCCGCGAGACCGGCTCGTGTAGACGCCAGGCACGCGCTGGAAGGCGAGCCCGTACTCCGGATCATTTTGAACTGGCGACGGCGGAAGGATCAAACGGTGATCATAGAACTCAGCGTTGTTCACCATAATGAGTGATGGATCGCGTGACCTGTAATGCCATTCTAGCATTGCTGGATTGAGGCCGCGGGCTTCACAGAGCGTCAGAACGCTCTCCATTTCCGTCGCAGTCGCCGTACGAACCTCATCTTCTGCCTCCTCGTCTAAATCCGCTTCATCAGGGCCAGCGACCCTGTCAAAAAAGCTGGTAGGAGGAAGCTGCTTCTGATCGCCGACCACAACAATTTGGTTGCAACGCGCAATCGCGCCAAGCGCCTCTTCTGGCCGCACCTGACTGGCCTCGTCGATAACCAAAAGATCGAATTCTGCGGCCCCCGTAGGCAAATACTGCGCGATAGAAATAGGACTCATGAGAAGAACCGGTTTAATCCTTTGAACCATCTGCCCGGCAGTTTTCATCATTTGACGGATAGGCCGATGCCGACGTTTCTTGGCCATCTCTCCGCGCAAGAAGCCCATCTGGCCTGCAGCGCCTGTGGGCAGTTGCGCTAAATGTTTAGCACGAACAAGTCGTCTGGTCTCGGCGAGACGTTCCACCTCAAGACCGCGAAAGGCCTCAACTAGCGCGTGTCGATCAAGATAAGCCAGCTCGTCTAGGCCTGGAAATAGATTGCGCGCTGTTTCCCATCGCGCTTCAGCGGTCGCATAAAGAAATTCGTCAACTGCCTTTTCAGGCAAAAGCTCGCCTGCGTCCAACATGGCAACTAAGGACCCAAGGCCACTGCTCTGCAGTTCAGCAGAAAGATGTGTGAGACGAGCCCATTCGCCGAAACGATCAAGAGCAACGCACATGGCATCTGTCCGCTGCACCAGCATTTTGAGGGAAATATCGTCACCTTCCGGCCACTTGATCTCAAGCCTTGCAACAAGTGGGTCCAAAACCAAGCCCAAGCCATCCAAAGCTGCGCTCAATTCAGCTTCACGGTCTGCTGCAGCGCTAATGCGCTCAAGACTTTCAGCGTCAGCGGACGGGACGATCGTAGCCATTTGGCCAAGCCATTCAGCCTGTGCTAAGAGCGCTGTGAAAGGGGTTCGCTCGCCACGCCACGCGCTCCCCAAGACCTCTTTCAGCCAGCTTTCCTCATCGGACAACTCTTTGCGGCGTTGCTGAACGCTAAGTAATTCATCAACAAGCTGCAGACGATCTGCAGGTGCACTGGGTAAGGGACCACTTAAAACCGTAGCGATTTCTTTGCTGGCACCACGATAGGTGCCGAAGAGCCTCGCCCAGACCGAACTCACGCCAGGTGCCAATTTGCCTCGTAACGTATCGGCTGGTATCCCAAACGCCGGCTCCTCAAAACGCGTGCTTGCCGCTTCCCGCGCTTCGATCCAGGCGCGGCCCGCGCCAAGAGCTTCTTGAAGCCGAGCATCATGCACTTGCGACAGCAGCGCCGCGCTCGCCTCTTGGGCATCTGCTGGCCTTTGCACCGCCGCGCGCAGAAGGTTTCGCAAGCTGATGCATTCCAAAAGTGTGGAGGGTTCCGGTCGATGCGCCAACACTGCCACATGCGAGGCCGTCGCCTGCAACTTCTTTATTGCCTCGGACACTTGACGCAGATCAGGCTCCAGCCGTTGAAGGTCGGTTGGCTGCAATCTCGTTGAGCCAACACCCGCAAATGGGTGGTTCAACCGAGGACCAGCTGTTTTAAGTAGGTCCACATAGGTTGATACACGCTCTGCAAGATTTTTTCGGGTTGCATCGTCAAGATCGGCCAACCCGCCACGTGCAAGCCTTGGTGGCTGCATCTCCATTCCTACAAAACGTGCGATTTCTGCCATCGCCCTATACGGTGTAAATCCATGCCCAGAGACGGGCTCATGCAATTGAGCGCTCACACTATTCAGCTTATCTCTGGCCTCACGCAAAGCATCTGGCGCCTCAGGCAGTTCAGGAATTGCTCGCCCAGCATTTAACGTTCGAGCGAGTTCCTCTAGAAATACTTTCTTGTTTGCAGCGCGTGAATGAATCTCAAGGCACAGGTCGCCCAAGCCAATTTTCTGCAATCGATCATGCACGACCGAAAGCGCTGCCATCTTTTCGGCGACAAAAAGCACGGTCTTGCCGTCATGGGCAGCGCCCGCGATGATGTTCGCAATTGTCTGCGACTTGCCTGTTCCTGGCGGTCCTTGAACAACGAGATTTCGTCCCGCACGAACTTCCTCGATAACGCGAGTTTGTGACGCGTCCGCTGGTACGACATGCAGCAAATCAGACGGAGCAAGCCGAGGGTCAAGCGGCTCCTGAGGACCAAAAAGCGGTTCAGACCGTTCGAACCCGCCCCCAAGAAGTCCACCGAGAACTGGGTGATCCTCAAATGCGCCTTCTGGCCATTGTTCTGGCTCAAGGTCTCGCATCATCAAGAGCTTAGAGAACGAGAAGAATCCAAGCTGCATACCATCACGATCAATCGTCCAACGGTTTCGACCTTCGATGCGCGCTGCAACCTCGTCAAAATAGATTTCAGGGGAAAACGTTTCATCCTCAGAAATCTCCGGCAATTCGAGCCCAAAATCTGACCGCAATCGCTCTTGCAGCGGCAAGTTGGTTACAATTTCTGTATCACGTGCCCGTAAGTTGAACGTTGCCCGACGCTCATCTCGCACCAACTCTACCGGCAGTAAGATCAACGGTGACTCCCTTAGGGTTTCGGAATTGTCACTTTCGAACCAGCGTAAAAATCCCATTGCCAGATAAAGGATGTTAACACCCTGCTCCTCTTCGGAAGTCCTAGCATCTGTGAACAAACGCAACAGACGGCGCTGTAAGGCCTCTTGGCCCAGACGCGTTTCAAGAAAGAGATCCAGGTACCTAGCCTCACGATCTGAGCCGTCGTCTTCATCTAAGGCTAAGATTGGACCGTCGACTTCAACCTCTTCATCGGGCTCTTCTTCGTCACGCGCCAGAAAGCGCATGCGCTTGCCATTAGATTTTAGCAGATTGTAGATGTCAGCACTGCGCTCTTCTACAACATCAAGCGCATTGGCCCGCTTAGCTGATCTATTCACATGCACCAATCGGTTACGAGTTCCTGTTTCAACGAGGCGACGACGCGCATCATCGAGGAGTGCCGATAAATTTTGGGACCGTTGTATCTCTTCCATCAATTCTCTCTTACGGTAATGCACTTAAAGCAGCCCTTAGGCTTAATTTTACTGTGAGTGTTTCGAGACGTCACCCGTTTCGTTCTTAACGAAAGTAACATAAAAACCCTTGATAATCCGCTGCTCCTGCAATCGGTCACTGAGCGAAAACCCACCAGTTTTCAAAGGTGCTTGAAAGATATCAAGTCCTCTATCGAGAACGATTTTCCACCCAGTATCCGTAATGATATCGCGCGCATGCGCTGTTCCTGAGCCATCAAAGGCCCAAGTAAATTCAACACCCGAGCCAACACATGCGTCTACGATCGAGTCGAGCAATTCGCGTTGCTTGCCTACATTACCGTCATCTGGCCCAGTCACGAGATGAACGCTGACTTGGTCCTCAGGCGACTTTCGCCGAATGACCATTTCAACAAACTCCATCATATTGCGGATCTGGTAGAAGAACCGAACGTAAGGGTCCGTCACAATGATCTTTGACGCGCCCTCGATGTAAGGGCCAAAGAGCCGATCGTAGCTGATCCCCTTGCGATCCTCTGTGAAGACATGGTGGCCTTCTTCGAGAACGGGCTTCGCCTCTGCTTTGTCAGGGCGCGCCCCCTCCGAAACGGGGCGAGACTTCGAGGCCCCTTCTTCAGCGACAGATGTGGCCCCACCACCTGACATCTCTGACTGTTCCTGCTCCTTGGGATCCAGCGCGGGCTTGAGGTGGTAGAACTGCGGGTATTCTTCTTCCTCGACCGTAGTCACACGGCGCTTGGTCCCATCTGTGCCAAGGTAGTGGAAATCGACCTCAGGATATGTACTGTCGATCCGCGCCAACTGGTCTTTGACCCGTTTGCGGCTTTCCATTGCCAGGCGCATCAGCTCTTCGACATCTTCCGCCGTCTCACCGCCATTCGGGAAGATCAGCTTTAGCAGGCCCGACATCGTCTTGTAGATCGCATCCCGATCCCGCGTTGAAATCTTCTCGCTGATTTTGAAATGCTGGTCCGGCCGGTTGGAGAAATCTTCCTGGCGCAGATGGCGCAACATTTCAGCGAGATAATCTACAATAAAACCATACCCACTTGTGAACATCTCACCCCGGATCACATCAATTTCCCAGCCTGGCAAATAGGCATGCAGGCGATCAATGAAGGCCGAGTCATGGAATTGCGGCGGTAGGGCTTCAAAGAGGTCGCTGTTCTTGAGCATGAAGGGCACGTTGTGGTCTGTGTTGCCCACAAACGCGAAGCTGGCCTCAGCTCCCATGGGATTTACACCCCGAGAGAAGGTCTTGTTGGCCATGTAGTTTTTCATGATGTCGACGAGCGCTTTGTTTGCTGTCTTTTCGCGGCCGGCAAATTCATCAAAGGCTACGACATCCCAGTAGCCGACAAGGCCAATGCGCCCGTTCGAGTTGTTCACAAAGAGTTTAGGGATCGTCACTTCACCACCCGAGATCAGCTGACCGTGCGGCGAAAACTCCGAATAGATGTGCGACTTGCCCGTGCCCTTGGGCCCAAGCTCGATGATGTTGTAGTTCCGTTCCACGAAGGGGATCAGGCGCATCAACTGCAAGAGCTTCGCCCGACGCCCAAAAGCTTCCGGGTTGAACCCGATGCTCTGCATCAGCAGGTCGATCCAATCGTCAGTGTTGAAACTGCCCCGCGCCTCCCGGTAGCCCTCATAGTCAACCTTGGCGATCTGGATGGGTTTGATGGTTTCAAGGATCCAAGGCGAAATGCGCGCATCTTCGGAATACTCATATTGCACGTCTGCAATACACCAGACGCCCGTCACAAGTAGCTTCGGGTGCGCCTTGATCGTGCCGCTGTCGACCGCAACCTTCTTGATGCCGAGATTGTCGAAGGTGGCTTCATAGCTATCCGTCTTCTCGTTCAACGACACGCTGATCTGGTCGATGACCTTGTAGCGCCCCTTTTCCTTGATCGTCGACTGAGTAAGCCCCGCTTCGCTGCGGTGGACGTAGTGTTTACGCAGGATTTCTTTGACGGTCTCGATTCCAGTCGCGATCGACGCCTCGTCGTCGGTGGCGCAATACTGACCCAAGAGATACTCGAGCACATAGGTCGGAACGATCGCGTTGCCCTTGACCGCCTTCACTAGGTCCTTGCGCACGACAAAGCCCGCGAAATGTTCATTGATCCTAGCGTCGAGATCGCTCATGGGGCCGCTCCTTAAAAGTCAAAATCTGTTGTTATGCCACGTTTCAACTGGAAGCGGTGGCTTGTGTAGTCCTCAAAGCGGCTCGTTTTGCCGTATGGCTGACGCAACTTAAGGAATACGTCTTGGTTGTTGAATTTGTCCGCCTCACGCGATAGCAGGAACTTCCGAGGCATTTCGCGTTCACGGGCGTTGTCCGAGGTAAAATCAAACTGCAGAACATGCTCGTCTGAAATCAGCGTGTCGTCGGCAGCATAGATCCCCGCGACCAGCTCACGCGCCTGCATTTTCTCGTACACCGGTTGCGCTTGGTAGAAGATGACAGCCGTTTGCCCAGAAGTGATCTGGCTGCGGCCAGATACGATGATCTGCACCTCAACCTGGTTCACATCCGCTTCGCGCTGTTTCCCGACACGGAGGACGGGAATAACAATTTCCTGCAGTGAGGCGCCACCGTGCACAAATCGGCTGCCCGCCCCTTTAACGCGTAGGCGGTTTATCGAGTTTGGGATCAGGACATCGAGGTCGCCCGCCAGGCCCAGGTTCGCCGAGCTGAACTTCTTCATGCCCGCGGTTTCTTCGAGACCACGACCGATGACGAAGCGGCGATTACGAAGCAGGATTTCTTCGCCCTTGGGATCGGCGACAGCAAAGTCGCTCTCATCCAACACTCGGTGCTGAAAAAGGAAGCCATGATCTGCCGTGATCAGGATGTTCGAGAAATTCGCCGAGGTCAGCTTTCGAACGAGCTTGGTTAGCTCTTCGATCGCGTCTTCGGCAGCCTTGGGCAGCTGATCCTCGGTCTGCAGCTTGTCGCCAATCGCATCGATCAGGTTGTGATAAATGTAGACCACGTCATTGTCGCGGAAGAGCTCTTTGCCTTCATCGACCCGCATATCGAGAACATCCCGTGCGGATAGAGCCTTGGCGCGATCGCCTGCACGTCCCGTTGCCAGGATCTTTTCGCGCGCGGCAAGGCCTTGTGTGCTTTCGCCTCCCGAAAGTACCGATCCGCCGCCATCAGGCGCGAAAGACAGGTCACGGTTTGGCAAAAGTGCCGCCATCCCGAGCTGGGTATAGCTGGGTAGCGCGCTGATCATGGGCTTCAGCTCCGCATCAAATCGGTTCAATGCCCGGATGCGGCGTAGGCATTCCTCGGCCACCTCGAAACGTAAGGCATCTGAAACGATGACCACGACCTTCTGATCGCGACGGCGAAACTCTGCGGCTTGTTCGATATAAAAGGCGCTTTGGCTTGCGTAGCCGGGGATTGCCCAGTCGGTCAGTCCGGCAACCTGATCCTGCCAGGCATCATTCAGCTTCAAGAGGAAGCTATTAGTATACCGGTTCTCAACCGCCTCGTAGAGTTCCGAAAGCAGCGAGGCATGGCCGCTGCGCTGCATATGGTAGATGAATTTGCGATAGAGCTGGTCGAGCTTGTACCAGCTGCTCACATAGCGCTTCACCCCTTCGGCAGGGCTCGTCATCCCCAAGTTGGCCTCTGCCAGCGCCTGCTGGAATTCTGTGGCAAATCCGATCGCCTGATAGATGTCCTCATAAGTGCCATACCAATGGCTTTGCCGGCGTTCGCGCACCCATTTCAGGACCTCAGACGCGCTGACCGTCTGCGTCGACATCGCGTGCACCAGTTGGCGGATGATATGGCGGTCGATTTCCTCGAAATGATCGATGGCCATGACTGCGCGGAAGTCGCGCTTGGACAAATCTTCTGGAATCTTCAGCAAGGCCTGATAGCGAGCAGCAAGCGTCTCGAACGCCACTTCCCAGTGGCGATTGTTCTTCCAGCGCCGGAAAACCAGAAGAGCCTCAGCGCTCAGCTTGCCATCTTCGCCCAACGCCCGCTGATACGCCGACTGAAAGAGCGCGATCGCAAAATCCTCCAGATCAGGCTGGTCCGGCTGATAGCCATAGGCGTTTCCAACCTGCTTCCAAAACACCTCGGTCAGGCCGGATCGCTCAATGAGCCGCATCGCATCCTCACTGCCATCGGCTAATTCGCCAAGGAGTGCCTCGACAACTGTATCAAGCCCACCCTCAGCACCGGCACAGACGGCGAGCATGCGCAGCCGCACTTGGGACTGCGTATCTGCCGCATGCAATAGCCGTTTAAGCTCCGCCACGCGCACCTTAGAGCGATAAAACTCCAGGTGATCGCGCACGACGCTTTCGAACTGTGGCGGCAGGCCCAGCTCACCCAGCCAGATGCCGGCTTGATCCGCCTTGAAAACTGCCGTTGCCAACTGCACGTCCAAAAGCCAGTTCGCGGCATTCTCAGGCTCAGGCCCATCATGGAACACCAGAAACTTTGCCGTCGGCTCCTGCCGCAGCATCCGATGTTTCAGCCCAAACTGGTTGTTGGCGACTTCCACCTTTGTCACACCAGCCAAATCGACTGCCTCGAACTCTCCCCGCATGTCGCGTGCTGCGTCATACCAAAAGACGATACGATGCTCGTCAAAAAGGCGTTCCAGGCTGGTGGTGATCCGATCCGACATCAACTCACCCCAACAATCTTTTTCAGCGCGGCTCCGAACTTGGGATAGTTCGCCTTCACACCATCATCGAGGTCTATCTCGATTTTGGCTTGCGCCAGCGGGAAGACGACATCGCGCTCCCATTCGTTCAACTCGTCGATCTGTTTTGCGATCACGGCCATGTCTTTCAGCGCCTTGGTGCGCTGGCCCTGGCTGGCGCTCGGGTCGTCTGACAGCTTTTCCAGCCGCCCGCGTTCGCCTTCCAGCTTGCTTATGAACTCGCGCAGGTAGTCGTTGAGCAGTACCGACACCGTGTCGCCGCGGTAGCGGTGCATGTAGATCAACGCGTTGAACGTCCCCTTGGGTGAGGAGAACATCCAGTAGATCGGGCGCTTCTTATACCGCTTCACGTGGTCGGCGTAGAAATCCTTGGTGAAATACTTGCGGATGTCCTTGCCAAGCGCGTCTTCAATGTAGCGCAGGTTCTCTTGGAAATGCGCCTCGCCGAAGGTGGTGCGCAGGAACAGGCGGAAGCGGTCGGTGATGTCGTCGGCGAACCAGTCGGCGTCAAGCACGGGGATGACGTTGTCTTCGTCCGGCATGAAGCTCGGCTCGGGGATGCGGGCGAGATAGTCCTGCAACGTCTCGCCCTGGTTGGCGAGGATCAGGCCCGGCGCGTCGAGGCTGTAGCGCCCGAACATGCAGCCCACGGCGTAGGACAGGAACTCGGCCATGGTATCGGCGCGCAGGCGGGCCTCATTGGCTTCCTCGGAGCCCTTCACGCCATAACGATAGGCGGGGTTGCAGGTGAGGGTGATCTCCTCGATCGGCACCTCGGGCGTCAGTTCGTCTTGCAGACCATAAGCGTCGATGAAGATGCGGTTGTTCTCTTCCTCCAAGGCTTTCATCTCGTCCGTCATGGACTGCCACTGGGCGCGGAGCGTGGCGTAGCTATCCGCCAGCGTCTCGCCGCGATGATCGGGCGAGAGCAGCGGGAGCGTGGTGAAATCCCAGGAGGTTTCGTAGGCGTCCCAGTCGGTTGTATGCGAGGCCACAAGCTGCCGGACGACGCGCTCAACACTTGCGTTCTGTGGGGTCGCGCGCGTGGGAGCCGGAATCTTGGCGAGATCTCCAACTGTATTGGTGATCGTAGGATTTACAACGTTTTTGAACGTGCGCGCGACAGGCGAGTTGAAGTAAGCCAATGAAAAGTAGGGGGCATCGGAGAAATAGCATGGCGAGAGGTCTCCCGGAAGCAGTCCGCCCTCATGGAGGCGATATGCCTCTGGACCGCTTGAAATTCGCCCCCAGCAAACGGCCTCTTTGAAATACAGGTCTTCGCTGGGGATAATGGCCTTACCGCTAGCCTTAATGTCGCGTCCATCCGATTGCCAGTTCACTACTAGATCAATACCACCTGCCCACTTCCGAAAGTCGCCACCATTATTGAATCGAAACCATTTTTCGGAACGTTGAAGTGCCTCGACGCGGTTACGACTATCAAAGTCTGTTTGCTCAGAGCTAACCTCTGACCACTGCCTGATGAAAAGGTCCTTGTTTCCAGTTTGAAGTCCTCGGCGCGTGCTCCCAACTGAAGAGAGCTTATCCTCAAGGAATGCATTTGCGACAGTCTGAGATATCCAGTATGCGATAGGGTAGCCCGGGATCCGTTCAAACTCGGTGGTGCTTGCTTTGTAAACTTCGTCATCCGCTCCTGAGGCGGCTCTTTTTAAAGCCTCCAGTTTTTCATTTTCGTTCCGCCCATCTACCAAGCGAACAAAGTACCCAGCACTGGAAGCTTTCCGAGACTTTTCGAAGACAAAAGCAGTTGTCGACACGACTGACCCGCCAATTGTATCGAATGCTCTCTCTCCAAGGTGTGCCATCGAAGTAAGATGAGACGATGCAAGCAACCATCCACGCATTTTCTCAAAGGACGAGAGAAACATCCAAGACTGCATGTTGATCATGGCCATGAACCCGCCTTGGACATTCAGCATGAGCGAGCGAACCATAAACATTGCGAAGAGATCAGACTTTGAATCAGAGTAATTGGCTTCGGTCCACGTCATAAGAGTGGGGTTCATGCCACCTCGCCCCATATACGGCGGGTTAGCCACCACCACATGATACTTCGGCGACAGCGCCTCTGCCATGCGTAGAACGGTCAAAACGCGCGCCTTAACGTCCGTCAGCAGCAGGTCGCCGCCAAAATCCCGCGCCTCCACCACCCGCAGTGTCTCTGCCGGATCGCGCAGTTTCGGCACGATCAGCGAGCCGAAGTTCTTGGCCTGTTCGAATTGCCCCAAGGTCTCGCGCAGCTCATCGGTGAACAGATCCTTGCCCACCACGGCGGCCACGTCCTGCATCTCGGCAGGCGTAAAGCTCACGTTCTGCAACACGCAGATGTCGGGTTTCGCCCCCATCCGCAGGAACCGCCGCCGCCCCAGCCGCGCCGCCGCCTTCATCGCCAGCGCAAAGGCGGCCAGCGCGCCCGCGCGGTCGTCAATCTCCACCCCGGTCAGGTTGTGCGTCAGGATCAGCGCGGGGATCTCGGTCGCGTCATACCCCTCTTCCTCGTAGATGGCGTAGAGCAGGTCAAAGGCATAGGTCAGCATGTGCCCCGAGCCCGCAGCCGGATCGCAAAGTTTGATCTCTTCCGGCTTGGTGATCTTCAGGAACTCAGTCTCGGGCTCTTCGGGGGCGATGTAATAGTCCATCCGCTCGGCCAGACGGCTGCCCGGTCGGTTCAGCAGCCAGAGGCTCCCCAGCGAGTTTTCGACCAGGTAGCGGACGATCCAATGTGGGGTGAACAGCTGCGTCGCGGCGGGGATGTTCTCGGCCGTGATCTTCTGGTTCTTCTTGAGGCCCGCGAAGACCTGATCCTTCTTCTCTGAGATGTAGAACTGGTAGAGCCAGCCGATGATCTCGACATCCTGACAGGCGTCCTCTGTCATCACCTTGCGCGTCTCTGACAGGATGGAGGACTGTGACAGCAGATCCTCGGGCATCAGCAGCTCGGTGTAGTCGTCGATTTCCTCGAACAGGAACGGCATGGGGCCGTGCCACTGGTTGCAGGCGTGCACCAAGAGCTGTCGATAAGCTTCGCCCTGCGGATCAGAAGACGGCGTGCGGCCATCCAGCAACGCCGCGATGCTACCCGGCGCGCCCTCAGGCAAGTTGCCCGCCATCGCTTCAGCCAATAACTCGGGCCGTGTCTGCCCCTCAGCCGGCGAAACAACCCCGACCGTCGTGTAGCCATTAGCATCCATGAAGCGCAGCGCGGTGAAGCGGTTGAACCAGGTGTAGGCAACCTGCTCGATCACCTGTGCCTTGCCATCCCGCGCGATCGCAGCGTCGAGCTCTTTCATGGCCTGCGGATGCTCCCGCCGCGCGGGCGAGGCAAGATCGACCACCAGATCTAGCTTCGAGCGCACCTGATCGATCAGCAGATTGCGGGCGGATTGGGCAAACTTCTTCAGCGCGTTCGTGTCCATCAGCTGAGCCCCGTGATTTTCTTCAACGCTGTGCCGAACTTCGGATAGTTCGCTTTCACCCCGTCATCGAGGTCGATCTCGATCTTGGCCTGTGCCAGTGGGAAGACGACATCGCGCTCCCACTCGTTCAGCTCGTCGATCTGCTTGGCGATGATGGCCATGTCTTTCAGCGCCTTGGTACGCTGGCCCTGGCTGGCACTGGGGTCATCCGATAGCTTTTCCAGACGCCCGCGCTCCCCCTCAAGCTTACTGATGAACTCGCGGAGGTAGTCGTTGAGGATGACCGACACCGTGTCGGCCCGATAGCGGTGCATGTAGATCAGCGCGTTGAATGTGCCCTTGGGGCTGGCGAACATCCAGTAGATCGGGCGCTTCTTGTAGCGCTTCACGTGGTCGGCGTAGAAATCCTTGGTGAAGTATTTGCGGATGTCCTTGCCAAGAGCGTCCTCGATATAGCGCAGGTTCTCGCGGAAATGTGCCTCGCCAAAAGTGGTGCGCAGGAACAGGCGGAAACGCTCGGTGATGTCGTCGGCGAACCAGTCGGCGTCGAGCACGGGGATGACGTTGTCTTCGTCGGGCATGAAACTCGGCTCGGAGATGCGGACGAGGTAGTCGGCCAGCGTCTCGCCCTGATTGGCGAGGACAAGGCCGGCGGTGTTGAGGCTGTAGCGGCCGAACATGCAGCCCACGGCGTAGGAAAGGAACTCGGCCATGGTGTCGGCGCGAAGGCGGGTTTCGTTGGCCTCCACGTCGTTCTTGATGCCATAGCGATAGGCGGGGTTGCAGGTGAGGGTGATCTCGTTCAGCGGCACCTCGGGGGTCAGCTCGTCTTTCAGACCATAGGCGTCGATGAAGATGCGGTTGTTCTCTTCCTCCAAGGCCTCCATCTCGTCCGTCTTGGACTGCCAATGGGCGCGGAGGGTAGCGTAGCTGTCCTCCAGCGTCTCGCCGCGATGATCGGGCGAAAGCAGCGGGAGCGTGGCAAAATCCCAGGAGGTTTCGTAGGCGTCCCAGTCAGATTTGGTCAGGCTAATCGCCTTAGTGGCGATCTTTTCGACCTCGTCGCGCCATGAAAGATCATCCGAAAGTGGCATCCCTGCTATGTTTCCAACTTGAAAATTCATCGTTGGGTTAAGGGATTTGATGAACGATTGGCCGACTTTCGAGCAGAGAACCGCGACGGACTGTGGTGGCGTTAAAGTTTTGTTAACAAAGAGACCAGGACATGCAGAGTCGAATATGCACCCATCAGGTTGGTATCGCACGCTAAAATAGCTGGTGGAGATTTTTGACCAGACAGCGCCCTGTTTTCCGTAGTTCGATTGACCCTGAAAACCAGCTTTTCCTGTCGTTCGCATTTCCGAGCCGGAATTCTCCCAATTTACCACCCAGCTTAGGTTTCCATACCAACGGCGAAAGTCACCACCTTTTGCATGCGGAACCCACTTCTCACCCGCTCCAAATTTTTCAGTCTTTGCATAACTGACTTCTTGCCAGAAGCGTATAAAAAGGTCATTTTCACCAGTCTTCAAGCCTTCGGAGATGCTACATATTTCCCCAAACTTTGTTCGGCTCTCAATGCGCTCGACCAATCCGGTAGGTAGGTTGTATGCCATTTCGCTGCCTTCGAAGGACAGAAATTGCGAAGCACTCCTTAGGACGTAGTCATTTTGCTCGATCTTGGATGAGAAAAGGCCAGGTTGTTGAGCGCCAGTGCCCAAGTATCCAAGATCGTAAAATTTTCCTTTGTAGTTGGGCGCAGAACCCTCACGAAGGACTAATGCCATGAGTGGAACGATCGCTGACTCGTAAAAAGCTGTATATGACGGCTTAACGAAAGACTGGACATGGCTTCTTGTTAAAACTAGACGCCGCAGTTTCTTAAATGTTGAAATGTATAGCCAAGTGAAGGGCGTGACTATGCCCGCAAACCCATCTGGCTTTATTATGCCCAACAGCCTTTCAACAAATGCCGAAAACAGATCGCTTTTTGTCGATGGATATCCGTCCTTTAGCCAATTTGTAAGAACACCGTTCATACCGCCGCCGCCCATATACGGGGGGTTGGCCACCACCACATGATACTTCGGCGACAGCGCCTCGGCCATGCGCAGCACTGCGATGACGCGCGCCTGCACCTCATTCAACAGCAGGTCACCACCAAAATCCCGCGCCTCGACCACCCGCAGCGTCTCTGCCGGATCGCGCAGTTTCGGCACGATCAGCGAGCCGAAGTTCTTGGCCTGCTCGAACTGGCCCAGCGTCTCGCGCAGCTCATCGGTGAACAGATCCTTGCCCACCACGGCGGCCACGTCCCGGACATCCTCGGCGGTAAAGGCCACGTTCTGCAACACGCAGATGTCGGGTTTCGCCCCCATCCGCAGGAACCGCCGCCGCCCCAGCTTGGCCGCCGCTTTCATCGCCAGCGCAAAGGCCGCCAGCGCCCCCGCGCGGTCGTCAATCTCCACCCCGGTCAGGTTGTGCGTCAGGATCAGCGCGGGGATCTCGGTCGCGTCATATCCCTCTTCCTCGTAGATGGCGTAGAGCAGGTCAAAAGCATAGGTCAGCATGTGCCCCGAGCCCGCCGCCGGATCGCAGATGCGGATCTCTTCCGGCTTGGTGATCTTCAGGAACTCCGTCTCGGGCTCTTCGGGGGCGATGTAATAGTCCATCCGCTCGGCCAGACGGCTGCCCGGTCGGTTCAGCAGCCAGAGGCGCCCCAGCGAGTTCTCGACCAAATAGCGGACGATCCAGTGCGGGGTGAACAGCTGCGTCGCGGCGGGGATGTTATCGGCCGTGATCTTCTGGTTCTTCTTGAGGCCCGCGAAGACCTGATCCTTCTTCTCGGAGATGTAGAACTGGTAGAGCCAGCCGATGATCTCGACCTCGCGGCAGGCATCTTCGGTCATCACTTTGCGCAGCTCGACAAGGATCGAGGATTGCGACAGAAGATCCTCAGGCATCAGGAGTTCGGTGTAATCGTCCAGCTCTTCGAACAGGAACGGCATAGGCCCGTGCCACTGGTTGCAGGCATGCACCAAGAGCTGTCGATAAGCTTCACCCTGCGGATCAGAGGACGGCGTGCGGCCATCAAGCAGCGCCGCGATGCTGCTAGGCGCGCCGTCGGTCAAGTTCCCCGCCATCGCCTCGGCAAGGATTTCTGGCCGTGTCTGCCCTTCTGCTGGGGACACAGCCCCAACAGCCGTGTAGCCATTCACATCCATGAAGCGCAGCGCGGTGAAGCGGTTGAACCAGGTGTAGGCCACCTGCTCGATAACCTGCGCCTTGCCATCCCGCGCGATCGCAGCATCGAGCTCCTTCATCACCTGCGGATGTTCCCGCCGCGCGGGCGATGAAGGGTTGAGCACCAGATCCAGCTTGGATCGCACCTGATCGATCAGCAGATTACGGGCGGACTGGGCAAACTTCTTCAGCGCGTTCGTGTCCATCAGACAATCACCTTCTTGCCCGCGCGGATCTGCACCAGAAGGGTCTTTTTCATTTCTTGGACGTATTGTTCGACGTCAGCCTCTTCGGTCAGGTAGGGCTTGGCGAAGCCCACCTTGATTTCAGAGGCGTTGACGTAAGTGGTCTGCGGGGGCTCTGGCTGCGGCGGCCCGGGCGGGACGAGTTTTGGATCGACAACCGGTCGGTTCAGTCGCTCAACCTCTGCCAAAATGCGCGGCAGAAGATCGAGCCTCGCGCCATTCGCCCGATCGCGCAGGATCGGGATCATCTTCACGCTGTCGAGCCCTAATTTGTGGCTATCGATATTGCGCTTGATGTGGGCTTGGTCATCTTCAGATAGCGCCTGGAACTCTGGCGTCTGCGTGACCTTGGCCGCGCAATCCTCGACCGCTGCGATGACAGCTTTGCGTTCCTCAAGCACGGTCAGCTCAACACGGTCTTTCAACCCATAGAGATCGGATTTCAGGAACTGGATGGCCGTGCCCTTGTAGCAAGCAGGGTCGGCCAAGGCACGGGCCAGTGCTTCGCCGGCGGCCGCATCCACATAGGAAATATTGGCCTCCTGGTCCCGCAAGAAATCCCGGGCGTCGTCATAGATTTCGCGCTGGGCACCACCCATGAAGCTGCGGATTTTGTCGAGGACTTCTTCCTTGGCGTCGAGCAGGTCATCTTCCTGTGCCGCGGGCTCGGTGATGTACCAAGTGGCTGGCTTGCCCACCATCGCGGCAATTTTCGCGGCCAGGGGCTCGAGCGCCACGACAAACGGATACTGCGCTTTCTGCGCCAGCATCTTACCCAGATCTTCTGACAGCGTCCGCGTGCTCTCCAGCCATTCCGCACCGATGGTCCGGGCGTCAGTCCCATCCGATGGCAAATCAAACAGCTCCTTGTAGAGCTCTTTCGCCTTCCGGATCTGGGCAGAGGTAAACTCGGTCTGCGGGGTGAGCAGGATATTGGCAAGAGCATGGCTGTTGTTCAGCGCCTTGGCGAGTTCTGCGCGCTCGAGCACGGTGCCGTCGGATCGGGCTTCAACCTTGCCCTTGCCTGACAGGCTGGCAGCCAAGCACAGAATTGCCGTCGTCGGCCAACCGTAGGGTTTGCCGCCAAAGCGTTCGGTGAGGTATTTCACCGAGACCTTCACGCCATTCCGAGCCTGAGACTGGACGTAGTTCAGAACGTCCTGCTCCGCCTCGGTCAGCCCTTCACCGTTGTTGCCGAAGAGCCCGCTTTCGGGCGTTGCTGCCTTCAGGATATCGGCCTCAGCATAGGTCACGCCCCGCAGCATTGGCAGGTTAACATAGACCTTGTCGACAAGGCCCTGGAAGCCTTTCACGATCCGGTCCTGGGGCTCTTCGCCACCAATGTCGAGCTCATCGCCCCGCACGAACATCCGCGCCTCAGCCATCAGCTTGCGCAGGCGGAGTTCGAGATCCTTATAGCGACGGCTGTTCTGATCGCCCTTCTCAGCCACGATGCGATCACGGCCTGGCTGCTGGGAACCCGCACGGGCCTGACGGATGAACTTATCCGTCTGCTTGAAGAGCGTAAGATCGCGGATGAACCGCACATCGGGCTGCAGCACCACCGCCAGTTCTTCTCGGCTCATGTTCCGCATGCGCACGGCTTCAGGTGATGCGACATCATCGTTGAACGGGCTGATCACGTTGATGGAAAGCTCGTATTCCCGGCCCAAGAGGTGGTCATCGAGCTTCCGGCTGAAGCTGTATTCATTGCCGGTGGTCAGATGCTTGATCTTGCGATGCCTCAGGATCGTGTCGAACGCCAGCGTTTCCATTTCCTTCGAAAGCTCTGACGGGTCGACATCCAGCGCCTTGATTTCGGCTTCGACGTCCTTCTCCTCGTTCGTCAGGAATTCATAGACCTCGCCATTGCGCTGAATAAGCGTGTTGCGCTCGAGGAAAGACAGGGCCTCCTCGATCTTGCGCCGCTGCTTGACCTGATCGGTGTCGAACTCGGAGAGCAGCAGCACGCTGATGTTGCGCACCGTGGGCTTAAACTCCTTGACGTATTTCACGAGGAAGAGCGCCTTCAGCACACGAACCGCGAAGGGATCGATGTCCTGGATTTCCTTCTCGGCAATCTGGATCGACTGCTGTACAGCAGATTTGAGGGCCATGCGGATACCCTCGAACATGAGATCAAAGGTGGCAAGACCGCCCACGGGTTGGTCTGCCATCTTCTTGGCGACCTCTTGGAACACGCCCAGCATCGAGCGTTCCCCGACCGAGCTGTGCTTCCCTTCAAAGGCGTTGTGCTGGGAAAGCGACGTGATCGCCATCTGAAACAGCATGTATTGGTAGGGCGGGAATGGGTAGCTCGAGACAAAGTGGGCGCGCCCATCGAAGTTCTTCAGCTTGATCGACCCATCCGTAAAATCAAACAGGGTCTTGAGGTTGTTCTCCTCGCGGTCGTGCAGGTTGCCAAGCCGTACCTGGCCCTCGTCGGTCTTCGACAGAAGGCGGCGCTGGATAACCTCAGCAACATCGGCAGAGTTCAGCGGCATTTTCACACCGAAGCGCGCCATGATCTTCGAAAAATCCTGCGACTGGAACGCTTTTCCATCGCCAATAATGGCTTCCATGTCCTGCTGTGACGTGACGATGACCCAGGCGCGGCCCTTACATTTTGTATTCAGGCTTTCGGCAATCGTTTGCAGGTTCGTCATCAGCTTGACGTTCTCGGCGATATACTGCCCGACTTCATCTACAAAGAAGTTCAATCGAAACTTCGGTGCCTGTTTGTCGAGCCAAACATTCACATTATTGGCAAAATCCTCGATTGAGACCCG